GTTTGAATGTCGGTCGCATTGCATCGTAATCGTCGAGCAATGGATTGAATGTCCAGCAAAATTGGTTTTTCCGTGTCGTAATACATTTCGAGCAAGCGTCGATATGTCAAATCCTCATCATTTGAAAGATGGGCTGTGTTGGCGCGATAATCGCCAATATGAAATTGAAAATAATGCATAAAACCACTTTTTAAAACACCCTTGAAAGAAACAATCGGCAGGAGAAGGGTTAACTCTTTTCGGTACGCTCATGACTTCGTACCTAGCCGGTGTTTCAAAAACTATATCATGGAATGTATTACGGTGGCATGGGTTCAACAATTATTTTTGCCGCGCCCCATTTAATGACGTTTTTTCGTTCGACGTGTAACACATCAATTTGCCCATCATCGTCAAAAACGCCACATTGACACAATGCGTCAAGCGTCGATTTCACCACGTTGTCAATGTCACGTATGCGTTTATCGGGTGGGTACAACTCAATTGTTATGTGAAGCCTTTTGTTTGCAAAACCATCATGCCCATTACGCGTAAATTCTGCATTAACAGCCGTTTTAAACAACGTTGCGCGTGACGTAAGAAAACGTCTTGACCCTTTAAAACCCCAATACGTATTGACGCTTGGGGGAAACGGGATGGTTAAATTTAAAGCGTCACGTGTCATATATTGTAAATTTGTGTATAATACATTCAGCACAATGGGTGCTATGTTTAACAACGGAGTAATTATGAGTAGAGTATATGACCAATGGCTTGACAGCCGCAAACACGAATCAGACGAGTTTATGCACGAATTCGAAATGCGCACAGAACGGCATTTGCAAACTGATTGGAATCCCAAAAATTACGAAATGTTCATGGATGCGTTATTTGACGCAGACCTTGAGCCGTACAAAACCCAATTAACAGAAGCCATTACAAAAGGCCACATGGGTGCATTGGAGATTGGAACAATCATTTGTGACATGGTTCACGATTATTGTGAAGACAAAGCAAAACAATTAGCAAAACAAGAAATGGGGCAATCATGAAAACATTTATTGAATTACGCAAAATCAACGTCAACGAACACATTGAGAAAAAAGGCAATTTGTCTTATTTGTCATGGGCATGGGCGGTTGATTATTTGTTGCAAGAAGACCCGACAGCGCATTGGGGTTTCCATGAGCCAACATATTTTGATGAAACCGTGATGGTGTCATGCACTGTAAACGCAATGGGTAAATCCATGTATATGCATTTGCCTGTGATGGACAACAAAAACAACGCCATCAAAAACCCTGACGCACGCAAAATTTCAGATGCAATGATGCGCTGTTTAGCCAAATGCATTGCGACGTTTGGAATTGGTTTATATGTGTATGCGGGCGATGATTTGCCAGCCGAAGATGCACCCGAGCCGCTTGATGTTGACGTGTTGTTGGACGGCATTGCAATGACAACGACGTTGGAAGAATTGCGCGAGGTTTATTTCGCCGCAATCAAAATGGCACACGGCAACCAATCGGTTATTAAACAATTGGAATTAGCCAAAGACGCACGCAAAAAAGAATTAACCGAGGCGGGCATCAATGAATAATCAGCCGTATATCAACATTGAGCAAGGCTCAGACGCATGGAAGCAAGCGCGTTTGGGTCACGTTACAGCCAGCAACATGGCTGACGTAATGTCCAAAGGCAAAGGCAATGCTGAAGCCGTTGGGCGTTACAAATACAAAGTTAAATTGGTCGCTGAACGTTTAACGATGACGGCGGGCGAATCATTTACAAACGCGGCAATGGAATGGGGCATTGAACAAGAACAATTTGCGTGCATTGAATACGAAGCGGCTAAAAACGTTTTTGTTGAACGCACAGGGTTTTGGTTGCACCCAACGATGCCGTGGCTTGGCGTGTCACCAGACCGCCTTGTTGGCGACGATGGATTGATTGAGGTGAAATGCCCCAACACAACGACGCACCTCGGTTATTTGTTTGACAACAGAATACCGCCTGAGTATTACAAACAAATCCAATGTCAATTGTGGGTCACGGGTCGCCAATGGTGTGACTTTGTGTCTTACGACCCCCGACTGCCTAAGCGTAATCGTTTATTGATTGTGCGTGCAGACCGAGATGAAAATCTCATTAAAGAGATGGAAGCCGAAACAATACAGTTTTTGGGTGAAATCAATCAGTTAATCATTAAATTGGAAGGCTAATCATGGCTGTAAATAAATTCATTGGCATCGGCAATTTGGGCAAAGACCCCGAAATGCGGTTTATGCCCGACGGAAAAGCGGTTTGTAATTTTTCAATTGCAATCAGCGAAAAATACAAAGACAAATCGGGCGAATCCAAAGAGGTAACCGAATGGGTTAACGTGGCGTTGTTTGGCAAATTGGCTGAAATCGCTGGCGAATATTTAAAAAAAGGTTCAAAGGTTTACGTTGAAGGAAAAATGAAAACGGAAAAATATTCCAAAGACGGCATTGACCGCCACACAACCAAAATAATTGGCGAGAAAATGGAAATGCTGTCAAGCAAATCTGAAGCCGAAAGCAAGCCACGCGCTGAACAGAAACCAGTTGCATCAGGGTTTGACGATATGGACGATGACATTCCGTTCTGATTAGAATGGGCTGTAGTTGCCATTTGGGGGACGTCGAAAGATGTTCCCCTTTTTTTCACCATAAAACGTCATGTAACCCCACCCCGCACCCGCATTACCAGTTTTAACGCAAGCAATTTGGTTTGAAGACAAAATGTTTCATTGTGTAAAAAGTGTTGTATTTTTAACAGAAACGCACATTTTTTTGCCAGATATGCCAGAAACGCGGTTCTTATATATAATACTATTCATGACACAACGTCATACATTAATCATCTAAAAGGAACGAATCATGAAAACTTTGACTATCTCTCAAGACTCTTTCGATACAGCCGCTCGCTTCACAATTAATTTAAGCCGCAAAAATGGTTTGTACAGCGAAGCAAGTTTGCATAAAGATTACAACAAACAAGGCGATGGCATTTTCTGGGCATTGCAAAAATCTGCTTGCTTACAGTCTCATTATTCGGCAGAAGATATTGCACACCGTGACGCTATGCGCAACATGGAACCCCTTGCACATGGTGATTTGGTAATGATTGAGAATGAGCAATATAAGGTTCGCGTTTTGGGTAACTTTAGCGACTGTGCAATTTTCGACAAGGTTTAACAGCAACGGGGGTGAAAGCCCCCCATTTTTAAACATTTAAAAGGAAGCAATCATGAAAAGCAATTCTTGGAAAAAAGATTATTTAATCGTGTTGTTAAGCGACTATGACAACACATGGCACAAAGTAACAATCCCTTGCACGTTTATGCAAGCAATCCGATTTGCACGTGCCAAAGGCTGGCGCATTGACAGTCAAAACGTGCGTTTGGTTACATTGACAGAATTTGCAACAATGAACAAGGTGACAGCATGAAATTTATTAAGCAATTAGCAATTTGGGCATTTCAAGGCCTTGTCAGTTTGGCTTTTGTTGTTGGCGGTGCATTTTTCTTAATTGAATATATGTCCGGATGTGGTGAGCATTACATCGACTCCAAAGGCGTTAGCCACGCCAATCAATGTTTTTTTATCAATCGTTAATCATTTAAAAGGAAATTAATCATGGCACATGAACTTACAATCCGCGCTGACGGCTACACGGAAATGGCTTTTGTGGGGGCAACCCCTTGGCATGGTCTGGGTCAAGCACTTGACCAAAACGCCACCATTGAACAATGGCGCGTTGCCGCTGGCATGGATTGGAACATTGAATCCGCGCCTGTACATTATTTGCCACACGGCTTTTATGGCGACTTGTCAAAATTCCCAAAGCAAAATGTGCTGTATCGTAGCGACAACAGCGAACCGTTATCCATTGTTTCCGACCGTTATCAAATTGTTCAACCCGCCGATGTATTGGAATTTTTCCGTGATTTGGTTGAGGAATCAGGTTTCCGCTTGCATACAGCCGGCACATTGTTTGGTGGCAAGCGTTTGTGGGCATTAGCCGAAACGGGCAAATTTGGCGAAGTTACCCAAGGCGATGGCATCGGGGGTTTCTTGTTGTTGTCAACATCCGCAGACAAATCATTGGCGACGACAGCACGATTCACCAGCGTGCGCGTCGTATGTAATAACACATTGTCATTGTCGGTACAAAACAATGCGCACAGCGTGTCATTTACGCACGCCCGTAAATTCGACCATGAGTTGATGAAGTCCAAATTGGGGGCGGCTGTTGCATCGTTTGACGGCTTCATGGAAATGGCAAAGCATTTGGAACGTCAACGTATTACAACCGAGCAAGCCGACAATTTTGTTAAACGTATCTTGTTTACGGCTGACCAATTGGAAAACCAAAAATTGCTTGTGGAAAAAAGCCGCCCATATAACAAAATTTTGGATTTGTTCAAAGGCGAGGCAAAAGGTGCTGAATTGGTTGGCGATAGCAAATGGGCGTTGCTTAATTCCGTAACCGAATATTTTGACCACCATCACCCATCACGTACAGATGACGCACGTTTGAACAATACATGGTTTGGCAATGGCGACATGATTAAAAATCGCGCTGTTGCCGTGTTAACGTCTTGACAGATATTATAAGTTTGCTACCATCAGCCCTTATCTAATACATGAGGGCTTTTTTATGGCAAATGCGGCATCAAAAATCAAGGACGTTTTTAAAGCGGCAGAAAATCCATTGACATTGACTGACATTCGTCACGCGTTGCCTGAATTGAAATCAAGTCAAATTTCAATGGCTCTTTGTTATTT